CATCGGAGACCGAGTGGGAATGACATACAATATCATCACCATATACAGATAGAGCCTTTACACCATGGGCTGCGCAAGCAGCGTAATGGATAAGAGACTCTATCGGAAAACACAACGCGCTACCCATGGGTGCGAAAGCATGGAGCGGACTTAAGTCCGCACCATCTTGAGCCCTATGGGATCGCAACGCTGAGAGTAATACCCACCATTCAGGCGGTAGTACAGATCTAACCAGTGCTGCACTGACATTGTCAGACGCATTAGATAAATCTAAGGTACTACGAGTGAAAGGGTGGGTGGTCAACTTACTTGTATGATAACTTTGAGAGGAAAACTGTATACGTCCAAAGGACGTATTTTGTAACCTCTCCATAAGGAATTCACACATGGCTTGTTGTCCGAATTGCATCTCTAGTGGCTCACATGATATCACTCTAAAGTTTCGAAGATCCTTTGGCACGCATACGATTTTGGTCGTAGGATGTTTAAGGTTTCGGAGCTTATAGGGATGTAAAGATTCGTGGATCGCATTGTAATAAAACAATGCGTCTCCATAAATACGGTGCATCCCCAGATATCGGCGTGAGAAGTTCCACTTGTGTAATCCTTTTTCCCCAGTAGCAACAGCACCTGGCCCATGTTTTGGTCGCAACTCGGAAAGAGTTGGGACAGGGCCAAGTAACTGCGCTACTATCGGCTTCATTAGTTCACACATGCCTCTATCAAACTCGCGCGTCGTGCGCAAGCGAGAAAGGGCATCTGTGACTGTTGTTGCACGATCAGCTAGTGGTGGGATTGCTGATTTCCAAAACATCTTCACGCCAGATCTAAGGAACGCCAAAAGCGCGCCTCGATCAGGCAACGGACACGAAATTCCCATATATACAACATGGGGATTTTGCATCTGGTTGAAGAGTACAGCCTCGGTATTTTTCACGAATGAAACATACTCTGCTATATTGTTAGTTTTGAACATGCGCCGAATAGAGTTGAAAGTCCGATGGACTTGATCATACTCTCTTCGGGACATGGCGAATGTCTTCGCGTCAGCCAAGTAGGAGATCAGAAGGGCGTCTATGCCCGAGAATCGATGACCAGAATGGTCCTGAGCTTCGAGCTCAGAAATCGGCTTCTTCATAATGATAACTTACAATCCTAGATAGCGTTACTCCCTTACGGAGTAACGCCATCCAGTAACTTTGTTACAGTACCAGAAGTGCCAACATATGATGTGATGCCAGCGAATAAATCGCTTACATCGCTATCAGATGCTGTATACCCGCGAGGGACACTAATTTGGAGAGAACATACCAAAGTATAAATTTCTCCAGTAACGCTATCTTTTTGCGTTTTGAGGTACTTAACAAGGTGTCGATCAGAACCCTTGGCGCCAGATTGTTTAAGGTCATGACTGACCTCGAACTTTTCCGGCAATTCAAGGGTTGATGCAGCGTTAAAATAGATTGATTTTAGCTTGTCTTGCGATTGCAAGTCAAGTGATACATCAGCATTTGCTGCATCTTTGATTGTTATGATCGATAAAGCCATGATAGGCCTCCCGGTTAGAGTAAATGGTTAACCATCCGCTCCCACAGACCAACACTATGTTGGTCTTAAAATGGGAACACTGGGTACTAATATTGGTTACGTCAGATAGCACAATTGATGAGCATCTTAATTAATCGCATATAATT